TTGTATCGACGACCGGCTTGCTGGCACTCACGTCGGATAGCATCTTCACGGTTGATGGTGACGGACAAGGCGGGATCATCACGGGTAATTCGCCGCCATCGGTCAAGCGCCAGGTGGGCCGAGGTGCGTCCCGCTTGTCGGCGTTGGTAGTCGATAACGTGATTTTCTACGCGCCTTCTGTTGGCTCCTCTGTGCGCACGATCCAGTACAGCTTCGAGTATGACGGGCAAAAGTCGAACGACGTGTCCATCTTCTCGCCGCACTTCTTCGAGGGCTTCAGCATCAAGGCATGGTGCTATGCCCAGGAGCCGCGCTCGATGATCTGGGCCGTGCGCTCTGATGGCGCTTTGCTATGCTTCACATGGGAGCAGGACCAGGGCGTGTGGGGTTGGACCCTATGCGAGACTGACGGCCAGTTCCTGGATTGCATCAGCATCTCGGAGAATGGTGAGGATCGCGTCTATTTCCTGGTCGACCGGATCATAGGCGGAGAGACGCGCCGCTTTGTTGAGCGTCTTGCTCCGCACCTATGGGGTAGTGTTGCCGATTCGGTCTATCTCGACTGTTCGATATCAGGCACGTTCGATGAACCGCGCGCGACGTTTTCGGGGCTTTGGCATCTTGAGGGCCGAACCGACGTTGCCGGCTTGGTCGACGGCGTGGCAGTGCGCAACCTTACGGTCATCAATGGCCGTGTCACGCTTCCAGCGCTCAAGCCGACGGCCAGCACGGTGACGTTCGGCCTTCCCTACACCGCGGACATCGATTTACTGCCGATCAGGGCCAACCTACCCGGTTCGGGCTTCAACTCAGGGCGGCGCCAGCAGACAGGCGACGTGTGCCTGATCTTGCGCGATAGCCGTTCAGTTTACGCCGGGATAGACGACGAGCACCTCTTCCTGGTGAAGAGCCGCGATAGTGAAGCTTATGGCGACCCCGATGCCTTGATGAACGGTGATGACTACGTGCTGAGCACCGACGGCAAGGCATGGAACGAGATAACTTGCTGGATTCGGTCGTCAGATCCGTTGCCACTGACCGTTCTGGGTGTGGCGCGGGACATGGTCCTAGGGGACTAGATATGGCCCCAACTCCGCCTAGAGCGAATAGCCTGAGCATTCGACCTTGTGATACTAAATCGCGCAGCTATTTCCCTGAGGGTGCCGGCTGCGGCTCGGATGTTGACTATGTCGGTCGGCGTAAGAGTGGCGCGGCCATTCTGCTCGCCTTTGTTCGCTCCCCCAGAAGCCCGGCCCTTGGAACACATGTCGGCTACGTTATTGGCCGATGTCCCTATGAAGATGTGGTCTGGGTTCACACAGCAACGAACGTCGCATTTGTGGCATGCTACGCCGCCCTCTCGGATTGGTCCAACGTGCTGTTCATAGAAATAGCGGTGAGCAAACTGCTGCTTGCCATTTCCACGCCGGACGCTTCCAAACTGGACCACTCCATATCCGTACTGAGTGATAGTACCTTGGAATATCCAGCATCCACTTTCGTCAACGACATATCGACTCAGGAATGGCGTACCGTTATGCTTCTTGTAGCCCATGTCGCGCTCCAATCGCGGTTGTGGTTAGGACTGAGGTTGTGTTCCACCACACCTCAGTCCGCATTCTAACATGCCCAGATTCACCACATCAACTACTATCGTTCCAGCCAACTGGCGCCACATCAACGCCATCGCCAACCGGATGCGCGCGATCGATGCGCAAGAATGCCGGGCTATGGGTCGCGGGCCAAAGCAGGCGCTGCGCACCGCCTTCATGAGCAGCGAGAAAGCCTGGACAGCGATGGTCGACGGCAGGCCAGAGGCGATGTTCGGCGTCGTGGTGGAAAGCCTGCTAGACCGACTTGGGACGCCGTGGTTTCTCGGCACCGATGAGGTCTACCGCCACGGTCGTGAGTTAATCATGCATGGACCCGGCATCCTGGCGAGCATGGGCGATTCATCCCGACGCCTCGCCAACCTAGTGTCCGCCCGCAATGACCGTGCGATCCGGCTGCTTGGCCGCTGGGGTTTCACGGTGAAGGATGAAGAGGTGATCGTGCGCGGCATGGCATTCCGGCATTTCGAAAGGATTACGTGATGTGCGGGCCTGCGGTAATCCCTCTCGTCGCTGCTGGCTTGGCTGCAGCCGGCTCCATTACTGGCGGCCTGGCTGCCAACGCGCAGGCTAATTTCCAAGCGAAGATTGCTGAACGCAACGCCTCCATGGAGCGCGAGGCGGCGCAGCAGGAAATCCAGAACACGCAGGAAGCGGCGCTCGACCACTACCGCAAGGTGGGCCAGCTTAAGGGTGCCCAGCGCGCGCGTGCGGCCGCTGGCGGAGTGGGCGTGGATTTCGGTACGGCAGCAGCTGTGCAGGATGACACTGAGATGTTGGGCCGCGAGGACGCCAACCGCATCTATCAGCAGGGATATCAGAACCTGCGCGGGCGGGACATCCAGGCTTCGAACTATGAGGGCGAGGCGAACGCGCAACGCACGGCCGGTACGATGGCGCTGGTCAAAGCGGGCTTCGATGCTGGCGGCTCGCTGCTATCTGGTGCCAACCAGTACAGTAAGATGAGGAGCAAGTAATTGCCCCGCGTCCCCACATATCAGCCCGGACAGGTAGCCCCCGTCCAGACCACGAACGCTCGTCTTCGCGCGCCTGACGCGCCGAACGGCTTGGATACTCTCGCCACCGCGTTCAACGGCCTTGCCGGCCTCGCTGATCAGCAGGACAAAATCAATGCGGTGAACGACGAGACGCAGGCGCGGCTTGCCGTGTCTGGTGCTCGCCAGCAATACGCTGGAGCCGTTGATAGTTTCAAGACGCTAAAGCTGGGCCAAGCGCGCGCAGGGCAAGAGCCGTTCAACGCCGGCCTGGACAAGATCAAGTCCGACGTGCTCGCGACGGCTAAGACACCTCGTCAGCGTCAGATGATCGAGCAGGAATTGCTCGACGTCGACGGCAGCGCCCGGCGCATGGGCGCGTCGTGGGCGCTGGGGCAGGCGCAGGCCGAGACCGAGATGAGCTTCGGCGTCGAGCGGACAGCACTCATTGATAGCGCTGTTTCGTCAGACAACCCTGCCTTTCGCGATCAAACCAGCCTTAAGTTGCGCGATAATGTCCGCCGCGAACTGTTGTTCAAGGGCCTCGATCCTGAAACGATGCCCGCCGCGTTTGCCGTTGCTGAAAAGGCTGCGGTGTCGCAGATGCATGACGGCGTAGCGGACCGCATGTTCTCGAACACTGCCGGCCCGCCGATAGATGAAATCAACGAGTACGTCGCGGCTTATGGCGATGAAATGACCGCAGAGGTGCGCAACGGCATCCTCAAGCGGTTGCAGGACCCGCTGCAAGCCCGCCTAGCGAAGGCAGATGCCGACCACTACATGGGCCTAGCTGGGCCTGCACCAGAGGTTGTGGCCGGCCCTGTCTCCGGGCAATCCGGAGCCAATAACCTTGATGCGATCACCATCAGGGCTGAGAGCGCCGGAAACCCCACTGCGGTCAGCCCGAAGGGCGCTCGTGGCCTCATGCAGGTCATGCCAGCGACGGCACGTGATCCTGGGTTCGGCATCGCGCCATCGGACGGTACGCCGAAAGATGACGTTCGGGTGGGCAAGGCGTACCGCGCGAAGATGGAGAACCGCTACGGCGGCGACCTCTCGAAGATGTGGGCTGCCTACAATTGGGGCCCTGGCAAGGTCGACAAAGCCATTGCGGACTACGGCGATAACTGGTTCGACCATGCGCCGGCTGAAACCAAGGCTTATGTCAGAAAGAACATTGCAGCGGTGGGCGGGAGCGGCAATGGCTATGCACCCCAGGCTAGGGAATGGGACCGGTCGGCCGCTTATGACGCGCTGAACAATGCAGTCGCCAAGGGCGAAATAAGCCCTGAACGCGCTGATCGTGCTCGCAATGAGATGGATCGCCGAGTCCGTGTCGATGAAGGCTTGCTGAAAGAGAAACAATCCGACGCCGACGAAGCAGCAACCAACCTCATGGCATCCATGGGGGATGGGTTTCGTGCGTCAGCGATCCCGCGCACAACTTGGAACAATCTGACGCCTGTCGCGAAGCGCCAGTTCATGGACGCTGAGAAAAAGCTGACTGACCCTAAGCCGGTAGCTGCGAACAGTGAGACGGTCGTAGCCCTGCACAGGATGGCGGCAGGAGGTCCGTCGGATCAAGCAAAGTTCGCAGGGCTGAACCTTGCGAAATACAAGCCTTACATGACAGCAGGAGAGTACGACGAGATCGCCAAGGCGCAGGCTTCGACTAGCACATCGCTGAGCAGCCCCAAGCGCGTCGACGTGCGGGCCAAGATCGACACTGCCGTCACCCGTGCCAAGAAGTGGCAGGGCGTTGATGCCGACAAGGACCCTACCGAGGCTTTCCGCATTCGCCGCTACATGGAGGAGCGGGCGACCGACGAGGCCACCAAGCGCGATCTGACGGATGCGGACTACGACCGGCTATTCCGGGATGCGACGCGGACGGTCAAAACGACCGGCATCCTCAGCGACGGCGAGAAGCGCTCGTCGCAAATCCTGTCGCCGAACTACCGCGGGCTTATCACCCGCAGCTTCCGCGCGAAGTTTGGCCGCGATCCGAGTGAGGATGAGGTGCAGGCCGCGTGGGAAGCTATGGGCAAGGGTGGTTAATAAAAGCCGCCCCGCCAAGCCTTGTATGCTTCTATCGCGGATATTGCCCAAAGTATAAACGTGATTATTGCCGGTACGCCAAACACGTATTCCAGCGCGGCGGGCCATGCGATCGCCGTCGCCCAGAGGGCGATCAGAACGATGAGCGCAGCGCTCATTTTCCAGAAGATGGCAATGTCTGCCCGCTGTTCGTTCGATTGGATTGGCATAATCACCTCGCGATTCAACCCCCCGTCTGCCCCGCATAGGTTCGCCTCGTCAAGCGAGGTCCCATGTCAACGCCGTTCCCGGAACTAGAAACTTATCTACCCGGCGCGAGGCAACCCAAGCAGCCTAGCACGTCGAAACCGTCGTCCACATGGCTCGACTTGCAGATGGACGCGGAACGCGATCGGCAAATCCGCGAAGGCATCTTCGAAGCGCCCAAGCCGGATGCTGTGGCTCGTACCGAGAAACTGGCGCGCGATATCGGATCTCCGGTTGGCGATGTGCAGGGCAACGAGGACCACGCTGAAAAGGCGATACAGGCTCGGGACCTCGCCGACCTCGCTCTGCAGCATGCGCCGTTCGGACGGTGGGCGGTATCAAATCCCCGCGGCGCAGCCATGGCTGCTGACGACACCAAATCCCTCGGAGCGCTCGGCACCGCGTGGGACTTCCTAAGCAACCTGCCGGGTCGTTTCGTCAGCGCCGGTATTCCCCAACTCGGAAGCCTGGCCGCAAAAACCTGGGGCACGATCGAGGGCATCAACGAAACCGTTCAAGCGCCGGTCAACATTGCGATGTCGGCATATGCGCAAGCGACTGGCATGTCCCTGCTGGATCCGACGGCAGCGCTCGAAGAGCGCGCCCAGCGGCGGCAGCAGAATTTCAAGGCGCTCGACGATCAGACTGCAGCAGGGCGAGCTGCCTATCATGGCGGGAACATGGTGTCCGAAGGTCTGCTGCAGGGCATTGATTCCCTGCCCATGACAGTCGCGGCGATGCTGACCCGCAACCCTGAAATCGCGACTAGCACGATGGGCACGCTCGTCGGTGGTGGCGCCTATCAAGATGCCAAAAGCAAGGGGCTGTCGACGGCCTCGGCGATACCTTATGCGTTTCTGCAGGGCGGCACTGAGGCGATCACCGAGAAGATACCGGCCGGCACGCTGGTTGATCTCATCAGCCGCAAGACGCCGTTCGGGACTGCGTTGGTTCGCGAGCTTGGTCAGGAACTCGTCGGCGAGAATATCGCGACCTTTGTGCAGGATATGACGGATTGGGCGTATTTGCCCGAAAACCGATCAAAGACATTCGGCGACTTTCTCGCTGCTCGTCCGCAAGCCGCGATCGATACGTCGCTTGCTGTGATTGGCGGCTCAGGCACGACCGTTGGCGTCATAGGTGCCGTCCAGCGTGCGGCGGATGCGACCGTTTCTGTTGCCGGTCGAGCGGCCGACGCGCGGCAAGCCCGCGGCGAGCGTTCATTCATCGACCAAGCAGCGAAGGCCGCAGAGGCATCGAAACTGCGTCAGCGTGACCCTGAGGCATTCCGCGATCTGATCCGAACCCAGGCCGAGGCTGCTGGCTCCAGATCGGTGTTCATCCCCGGCGAGGCCATCCGGGAATACAAGCAATCCGAAGGATACGATGCGGACGTCGACCCGTTCGATCCATCGACATGGGAAGAGGCTGCCGGTAGCGGCGGCGATGTTGTCATGCCGATCGAGGACTTCCTGACCGATGTGGTGGGCACGCCGGCATTCGAGGCGATCAAGGATGACCTACGCCTTAGCCAAGGTGGCATGTCGACGCGGGAAGCTGAGGAGTTTGATGGCTCGCTCGACGAGACGATCGGCAAGGCGGCCGACGACATGGCGTCCTCGCAGCAGGGCGAGGCGAAGCAGCGCGGCGTTCGTGATGCGCTGGTCGAGAGGCTGACGGCAGCATTCGGGGAATCGTACACCGCGCCTGTCGCCCGCCAGTACGCCGAGATTGCAGTGCAGCGAGCGCAGACCCGCGCCTCGCGCCTCGCGATGGATTTGACCGGCAACGAGTTTGATGACCTCACAGTGCGCCAAGTACTCCCTGAGGGCGTTGCGCAGGCGGTGCAGGCCGATAAGCTCGATCTGGTCATCAACGCCATGCGAAAGGGCAAGGATGCTGAGTACGGCGTCGGCCCTTCCTTGTTGGAATTCATCAAGCAGCGCGGCGGTATTAACGACGTCGGCGGCGACCTCGCGTCGATGGGCGTCCCCAAGAAGTATCTGACCGGGTACGATCCTCGACAGGCCGAGTTGACTGGTGGGCTTTCAGGCCAGGGAGACTATGGGCTCGACAGCACCCTGCGCGCCGCCATCGAAGCTGGCTACTTCCCCGACTTGGCGAACGTTGAGAACGAGGATGGCCCTTCGACGCTCGACACCCAGCGCTTGCTCGATGCGATCGGCGAAGAGATTGCCGGCCGTCCAGTTCATGCCGAGGTCCGCACCGATGATGTCCGTGCCTCTGCCGACGATCTTCGCCAGACGCTGGAGGATGCCGGGTACTCCCCCTCTCAGATGACGGACGCGGAAGTTCGCGACGCTGTGAACCGGATGGTCACGGAAGCGATGCCGGGCGGCTACGAGCAAGAAGCGCGCGGCCGGATCATCTTCGACCATAACAAAACGATCATCGAGCTATTCCAAAGCCGCAATCTGTCCACAG